AGGGAGCCAAACGGTCCGTCGATAAGTGGCTCGGACACGCTCACCACATCGACGTTGTTCTTTTTCAGGAGTGATTTGTACACAATGGATTCCTCCTGATTCCGGGCAAAACGGGAAAATTTCCAGACGATGATCGTATCGATCGGATGCTCTTTGGACTTCGCCAGCGCAATCATCTGTTGGAACGCCGGGCGTTTGTCTGCTTTCCGGCCGGAGATCCCGTTGTCTTGGAAAATATATTCCATGGGGATATCGGTGTGGTTGGTTTTCGCATAATCCATCAGCAGACGAAGCTGCGCATCCGGGGAAAGTTCTTCCTGCTTGTCGGTGGATACACGGATGTAGATCGCGCCGGTTTTGCGTTCAGATAAGGTTTCTTTCATGGCATATTACACCTCTTTCTCTATAGTGTATGTTTTTTGGTACAAAAATAACAGCCAGCGTGGAACGGGTGTTCCGCTTGCATAGCTGCTCCGAGAATGGTACAATATGCTTGCTTAGGGCTTTCGTATCATTCGGGAGCTTACCGCCTTGCTTTGGTAGAGCAGGGCGGTTTTAAATTGACAAAAATGTATGTATGATATATAATACATTTAACAGGAAAGCCGATAGATAGGTGTCAGCTATCTACTCCGGCGAAAAATCAATGGAAAATAACCGTCAACTTTTCTCAGGAGCTGGACGGTTATTTTTTATGTCTGAAATTACAAACTAGTGTAACAATAGCACATATCATTATCACAAATGTGAATAGATCAGAATATGTAACCATCGGCATCATCCCCCTTCACAGGCTCGGAGTAGATGCAACCGTTCCTCGGCTTCCCGGGTAAGTGTATTATATTGTCAAGGTACTTGTATACGTATTATAGAAGTCTGCCATTGATCAAATTTTTTGCATCTTCTGAAAAAATATGATCATTTTCTTTGTAAATTCTCATTATTAGTTTACGAATTTTATCTTGCCCTAGGCCATACATTCTGCAAAAGACTATTGCTGCTCTTATTTTTTCCTCTATATCGCGGTCTTTTTCTAATGTATAAAAGAATCCACAAGGGGTCATTATAGAATCATATGTTTCATCCATATTGGAGCTGTATTCATAATGAGTATTCTTTTCAGCAGGTGTCTGCTTTTTGTAATCCCAAATTAAATTAAAAGCGTCCTCATAATCATAATCTAATATTAAAGAAATGGCTTCATTCTCCAACTCTAAATTGAAAGTTGCCGAATCGTTTAACGATTCGATGAGAGAAATTCCTTTATTTGTTGCACAAAAATAATGAATTGAATCGCCTAAAAAGGAAGATAAATCTTCTGATGATATATTATCTAAAATCCGATTCATTAAGTCAGCTTTCTTACCTGATAATGGGAGATTAAAATGGCGAAGTATATTTTTTAAATCCGCAACTTTTAATTTTGAAATATTGACATTTGAAATTCTTAATATATCGGATGAGTAGAGCTTTTTTAATTCATTCGCATAATTTAATCCATATTCATAGTACCAATATTGCGCAATATTTGCATTTTCCACAGAACGCCCATTGATGTATTTTAGAAAGAAAATATCTGTGGAAAAAATATTTGAAGAACAGTTGGTTGGAAAATTAATTATTTCTTGGTATGCTGGAATAATAGTTGCATTCTTTTTTTCGGCAAGACTTTGGACTACAAATGAGGCGTCAAGGACTTCGCCATTGTATTGTCCAGTTTGTCGCAATGATTCTTCATATCCTAATTGCATAAGGTATGGAATTTCTTCATCAGTAATTGGAGAATTGTCTGTATGAACAATGGAATTTCCAAGTGTTATATATTGGTCAGAGGACGAAGAAATTTCTTTTTCCGTAGTTGGATTTTGATTGAATAAGTGTTCTTTAAGCTGTTTTCTAACAGCAACTTTTAATAAAACAATACCAAGTAGCAAAAATATCAAAGAAAATATTATATCCCCTATAGGATGCTTTTTAATTTCAAAATAGCTAATAGCACTACCAAAAAAGAATACAAGAAACGTAATTCCCAAAATTCCGCAAAATATTTTACAGATGTAATTTAATATTTTTTTCATAGGTAAACTAATTCCTTTCTGGTATTATGAATATAATTCAAGAACACCAAGAGGTTCGAAATATATCAAATAGTTATCTTGTTTTGTGCATAAACCGTACTTTTCGTGAAAATAGTCCAAGCATTCTTGTAAAAATTTTTCTGTTACTTCCAGATGTTCTGCAATTTCATATCTGCTTCGGCATCCATCTTTATATGAATCCACTAAATCCGATAGGGAAATCATTTCATTGTATGCCCAGACCCGTGCTCGTCGTTCCTGCTTTCGGTTTTCGGTTTCCTTCTGATCTGTAATATTCCCTACAGTAGTGAAATGGTGTCCGAGTTCTTCGGCCAGGATACAAGCTTTTTCTGAATCGGCACATATATCTTGATTGAGTGAGATGGTTCCATCACAATACAAACCTTTGAAACGATCGCTGGTGAATGGATAGTCTACAATGTCAACATCTATATCAGAAGCGGTCTGGCATAATTTTTCAAATTTATTCATTATAATCACCTCCACCGCATTCTAAACTATGTATTGTCCAATAAAAAGGACTATTTTCTTTTGGACTTGACAAATTCTGCAAATGCTTTGATTTCATCGAGTTCCTCTGGTGTGTATTCATCACCGTCAAAATGTGCAGCAATGGTGTTTGGATTTATTATTTTGGTTGTTTTGTTTGTTCGTCCTAACAAATAATCAATATCTACATTGAAGAAATCGGCAATTGTTTCTAACACTTCAAAATTTGGTTGCCGTTCGCCTCGCTCATACATATTTATAGAACTTTTGGATATTCCAAGGGCATCAGCGAGTTCTTGCTGGGACATATTTTTTTCGTTTCTCAATAATTTTAATATCTTATCAAATTGAGCCATGCTTAATACCTCCGTATATCTTTAAGCATATTATACACGCATCGTGTATTAAAGTAAATAAAAAAATGCACAAATTGTGCTTGACATATGTGCACAGTACGTGTATATTAAAACTAAGCACGAAACGTGCACAAAAAATATAGGAGGTGGGAGATTGAATAAACAAGCGATTGCAGAACGTCTCCTCAAATTAAGAGGAGATAAAAGCAGAGATACGGTTGCGAAAGCTTGTGGAATAAGTACTTCTGCTTTGGCAATGTATGAGCAGGGAGAGCGTATACCTCGTGATGATATTAAAATGAGGCTCGCAAAGTATTACAAAAGATCAGTCAACTTTATTTTTTTTGACCAATAAGAGCACAAAACGTGCACGATAGAAAGGAGAGTGAGAATGTGAAGATCATCAAAAAAGTTATAGAGTCTTTTATCAAGTGGTTTGATAATATTCCAACTTGGTTCTTATCATATCTATCCTTAGTAGTTTCTATGATTGCATTTGTAGTGGCTATATTATTGAAAAAATAAATGCCAGAAAACTAATAAGCAAGGAGATGATAGATATTACACGAGAGAAAATAGCATCTTTTTTAGCATCAATAGCGTTTTGGTGTGCGATGTTGACTTGTTCAGTTAATAGGTCAACATGCTCTTTTAAAGAATTTGCTTGATCTTTTGTATGGTTAGAAATATCTTCTAATGCTGCTATCTGGCGGCGCAAAGACGCGCTATTTTCTTCGGCAAGTAAGTCGAGATGCTGATTTATTTTTACGGATTCATCCATACAAGAGTCCATGATTAGGTTATGTAAGCTGTTATCCATACTAAGCCTCCAAAGATTTGATAAAGGAATTATATCATGTCGGTTGGGAAAAGTGAACAGCAGCAACGAAAAGAATAAGGATGCGAACAAATTGCATAAGAAGGGAGAGTGAGAAAATGCCAATCATAATGGCGGGAATATGAACAAATCAGAATTTATGACACAGCAGGAAAGAGAAGCGTATCGCATCGGATATGAACGTGGAAAACAGGAAGGTCTTAAGAAAGCGTCACTGCTCATTCAGTTGGTGGCATTAGATAGTAACGATTTTAAGGAGAGTATTCTCCAGAACAGCAAAGAAGCTGTTGAGTTGAGAAAAATTTTTATAGAGAAAGGTGAATAACATGAGTGATTTAATTAACATTGACATGGAAAACCAGACAGTTTCAGCAAGAGAGTTACATGAAAAATTGAATATTGGAACAGCATTTAAGGATTGGTTTCCGAGAATGGCTGAGTATGGATTCGTAGAAGGCACGGATTTCAACATGCTCAAAATTGAGCGGGTTCAAATGGAAGGAAGTAGAGAAGTGAGGCGAGAGGTTACAGATTATAACATTTCTGTTGATATGGCAAAACAGATTTGCATGATTCAGAGAACACCAGAAGGCAAAGCCGTGCGTCAGTATCTTATCGATTTAGAGAAGGCATGGAATACACCGGAACAGGTATTTGCTAGAGCGTTAAGGATGGCAGATCAGACAATCAGTAGTTTAAAGGACAGATGCAAATTCCTTGGTGGGCAGGTTGTGGAACAGCAGAAGGTTATTGAACAGTTAGAGCCTAAGGCATCATATTACGATCTGATTCTCCAGTGTAAAGATCTTATTACGACAACTGTTATTGCTAAAGATTATGGCATGTCAGCAAAGAAGTTTAATTCTATGCTTCACGATATGGAAATTCAATATAAACAGGGAGATATATGGGTACTGTATTCCAAATATCAGGGACAGGGATATTTGAAAGCAAAAACGCACAACTATGCAGATGGAAATGGAGTGCAACATTCGAAAGAACATGCATATTGGACGCAGAAGGGAAGGCTGTTCCTTTATGATCTTCTTAAGCAAGAAGGTATTTTACCACTGATAGAGAGGGAATATGTGGCTTGATTTTTAATAACGGAAAGGAGATGAGAGAGTGTGGATTTCAAGAAAAAGATGGAAGGTGCTTGAAAAAAGAATTGCTGACCTTGAAAAGCAAGTTCAAAGCCAGCAGAAAAAAGTAGATGCCATTTGTGATTTCCGGCTAGAAAGACAAAAATTGCTTTCTAAAGCTGGTTCGAAGCATCATTGGGATTAGCAAAACCTATTCTTCTTGCGGGTTTAGTTTTATCTTCACGTTCAACAGATGTGAGTAAGAAATTGAGTTGGCTGGCGTGCTGAATTAATTGGGACTTTTTTCCATCTACTAAACCATAAAAATAGAGGATATCAGGGTTTTGATAACCGAGACTTGTGACAATCATGGTGACTGATGTCCCGAATGAAGTTAAACGGAGCGCAATTTCATGATCTTCATCAAGGGATGCTTCAAAATTATGAATTTGCTCAATAATTTTTTCGTATTTCCAGTCAGCCAAGTCATAATTACGAATGGTAATTGGTTCAATAAAATTATTCATATGAAAATTTCCTTTCATAATACTCGGACGCGGCAATGTCCTGTAAGGAGATTATATCACAAATGGAAGATTCAGAAAATTAAGAACCGCGTACAGGCACAGTTAATAACCTATTAACAGGAGGTGGGCTTATGGCAAGATATCCAAAGAAAGCTACATACAGAACCTTTGTGATCGATTCTAAAACCGGTGAATGGAAACAAATTGATCCCAAGGATATACCTCAGAACAAAATTGATGAGTTGTGTGACAAGTTTGCGCTTGGCGCAGGTTATAAGCGCGTAGAGTAGCCACTGCGGTGGCTGTGCGGACAAGCTATAAAGGAGAAAACATGAAACAAAGAGCTTTTGAAATAGGAGTCGCAATTATGATGTTTGGTGCAACTGCGATGGACTCGGAAGGAATCGGATGGATTATTGCGGCAGGTATGGTGGTTGCTGGTGGAGTGATTTCGTTTGCAGCGTATGCATCAGAGAGACTTGAAAAAGAACGCCGGGAAACCGAGCGTCGCGTACAGCAGCTACGGAAAGCCAGTTGAAAGGAGAAAAATGCACATCAGTGGAATAAAGCGTATGTATCCGCAATATCCGAATAAAGCTTCGAATCTCACGTACCCGCGAAAGGAAAAGAAAAATGATGGGGATTTCAAGGAAGTGTTGGATGTGGAGATAAAAAAGATGGAATCAGCCGACCAAAGCAATGATTCCATCTAATTGGGTGTGTGTTTCTCTCGGGAAACAAAAGAAAAATAAGCATTAAAAATGCTATGCCTTTATTTTACAAGAAATATATTTAATGTGCAAGTGAAAAATATGAATTTACGTCAAATCGAATCGCTTGTAAGTGCGTATTTGCACTGCAAGGACGCAGAAAAGATTCTGAACAATGCAGGATCATTTATTTACACCGAAGCAGCGTGTCCGCTTATGGACGAGCCGATGGAGCAGATCTATGCGGCACTGATAGACGGACAGGATGATGAGACAGCGGACTGGATCTATGACCTGCTGCAAAAAGGTGAAGCAAAGGCAATTTATGATTTGCTGCAGGAAGGAGCCGATAATGGAAACGATCCCGGATAATTATGATTTCTTCCGGATGCATGAGGATGAGCAGGACAAATGGCTGGAACAACGGCCGGTGTGCGTCTGCTGTGGGGATCATATTCAGGATGATTATTGTTATGACGTTGGCGGAGAAATCTACTGTGAAGATTGTATGGTTTCATGCTTCCGGAAGGTGGTGTGATGTATTACAGACCCTGCCCCTATTGTGGGGCACATCTTGATCCGGGTGAACCATGTGATTGCCTGGAAAAGAAAAAGGAGAACAATAAAAATATCCTTGCAGCATATAGAAGTGGCAGGGATGGACAGATGGAAATGAAGTTGGAGGATATGATGTATGGCACTTAAATCGTGGGAAGAAATGCGCAAAATTGACGTAACTCCATATTGCCAGGAACGGGATGGAATGACGTATCTCAATTGGGCGAAATGTATTGATCTGCTGCATGAGAATGGTGCAAAGAAAGTTTACTGGGTGCCGATTCCGGATGAGGGAACGGGAAGTTCTTTGCGCATGGTTTCAAAAGATTTCACAGATAGTAAAGGAAATACAAATCGATGTTATGAGACACGAATTAAAGTTGTAATTGATGAAAATGAGTATGAAATGCAGTCGCCGGTGATGAATGGCTCCAATCCGGTCAAGGATAATTCCATGAGCCAGCAGAGGGTATGGAACAGTATGTGCCGGTCCTTTGTAAAGTGTGTGGCAATTCATACGGGGCTTGGATTTAACCTGTGGCTCAAAGAAGAAATGCAGCCTTTTAACAACATCATTCCTCGTAATGAGGAGAAGCCGAGCCCGGCAAATATTAAGATACTGAAAGACCTGTGCATCAAACATAAGGTGAATCTTGAATACTGGATCACGAGCAACGGAAAGACTTGGGACAGTTTATCAGCAGAAGATGTTGGTACAATGCTGAACAGTCTGAAATCGAAGTATGGTGATGACTGATGTATACGATGGTAGATGTGAAGCAGTACCGAGAAAACAGTGATGGAACAGATCTTGTTGTTTCCGTTCCGGGAATGAAACTTGGTGGTCTGCTCCAGAGAAAGAAGATCAAGAATGCAGAGATCCGCTTTGATGATGGGCGGCATATCTCTGCGGAGCAGAGGAAGAAAGCATATGCAACGATCCGGGATATTGCAGACTGGACAGGCTATCCACCGGAAGAAATGAAGGAACGGATGAAGTATGAGCATATGATCCGTACAGGAGATCCTTATTTCAGCCTTTCTAACTGTTCGATGGATACCGCGAGGGAGTTTATCAATACGATCTTGGAATTTGCTTTAGAGTGGGGAATCCCACTTTCAGACAATGCGATTGACCGGACGGATGATATCGGGCGGTATCTGTATTACTGCCTAATGCATAAAAAGTGTGCCATCTGCGGCAAGGATGGGGAAATCCATCATGAAGATGCAATCGGTATGGGAAATAACCGCCGGAAGGTGGATGATTCGGGTTATAAGAAGATCTGCCTGTGCAGGGAGCACCATACGATTGCTCACCAGATGGGAGTGATCCGGTTCCGGCAGATGTATAAGGTGTATGGAATTGTTGTGAAGGCGGAATGAAAATGACATTTGAAAGGTGGCGAGAAGTGCTGATTCGGGAGGTGGAGTGATTGGATGGCAACTACATAAAGCTGAGCCGCGGGCTACTGGAATGGGAATGGTACACAGATATCAATACAACCAGGCTGTTTATCCATATGCTTCTGAAAGCCAACTGGAAGGATGGAAATTTCAAAGGGACAACGGTTCCACGTGGATCGTTTGTCTCATCCATCGGGAAGCTGTCGGGCGAAACAGGGCTTACGGAGCGCGAAATCCGCACCGCAATTTCACATCTGAAAAAGACAGGCGAAGTGACAAGCAAAACGACAAACAAATTTACTGTATTTACAGTGGTTAAGTACGATTTGTACCAGACAACCGACAAGCAAAATGACAGGCAACCGACAGGCAACCGACATTCTAACGACATTCAAACGACAACAATAGAAGAAAAGAAAGAAGGGAAGAAGGAAAGAAACACACCCCCTATATCCCCCGTGGAACGGTTTGCAGATTTTGCCGCAGCCTATCCGAAAACCTGCACTGGTTATCTGGCAGAGACGGAATACTGCAATGCGGTTGATGCCGGAGTGTCGGAAGCTGGCCTGATTGCAGCGGCAGAGAATTATGCTATTGCCTGCCAGCGGAAAAAGACACCAGCCCGGTACATCAAGAACCCGGAGAACTTTTTGAAAGAAAACCTGTTTATGCAATACCTGGAAGGAGTGGATGATGGACCAGCAGATGAAAAACATGATCAACGGAATACTGGAGCGCGTGAAAAATCGCTCAACGAATTGCTTGAAGAACGCGGATGTTCCGGATGTTTCGAAGGGTTCTGATGTGTGCCCAGTCTGCAAGGGCAGCGAATGGATTCTGACCGAAAAGGACGGTATTGAAACAGCCGTGCCGTGTAAGTGCCGGGAGCGTGCGATCATGTTGCGGCGGCTGCGGTTTGCGGATATCCCGGAAGCATTCAGGGGAATGGAACTGAAAACATTTCGGATGGATGTGTACCGGGAGCGGGACAGCAGGAAGAAAGTGTCGGATGCCTGCCGGATCATAAAAGCGTACCTCGGGGATTTTGAGAACCAGAGGGAGCAGGGGATGGGACTGTTTATCTGGTCCCGGACAAAGGGCAGTGGGAAAACAAGGATTGCGGCAGGGATTGCAAACGAGCTGATGAAAAGCTACGCAGTCAAATTTGCGGTATCACTGACCATCCTGCAGGAAATCAAGAATACATGGCGGCGGGACGCGGAATACAGTGAGAGCCGTTTGCTGGATGCACTCTGCACCACAGATATCCTGGTCATTGATGATTTCGGAGTGGAACGGCCGGCAGACTGGATCAATGACAAGCTGTACCAGATCATCAATGAGCGTTATATAAACCGGAAAGTGACGATTTTCACAAGTAATGAATCTCTGGAAACGCTGCAGTATGATGACCGCATCACGAACCGGATCAAGGAGCGAACCTACCAGATCGCATTCCCGGAAGAAAGCGTGCGGGATCATATCGCTGAGCTGCATCAGGAGGACATGATCCGGAAGCTGATGGACGGTTGAAACACCAGCGAAAGCAAAGAGCACTATCTGACGGACGAGATTATCCGAAATCAGTTCATTGAGGATGAGCGTTGGGATATTGTTACAGGAGAGGCGGTATAAGGACGCGATAGATATGTAGAAAAAGCAATATATTTTTTAATTTGTTGTACTTTTGTATATCATAAATAAACCAGTTATCATTTAATCTATATGAGTAAACTATAAAATAGACGTATTTTCAAGGAGAAAAATAGAATGAACGATTTAATGATTTTTGAAGGAAACGAAGTTGAAGTATTTGAATTTGATGGACAGGTGTTATTCAATCCGTATCATGTAGGCGCTTGTTTGGAAATTGGAGAAAATGGAGTGAAAGCTGCTGTTTCTAAGATGAATGATAAACAGGTAGTTAAGCTGACAAATTCTAAAGTTGCTAAATACAACTTTAGAAAATTGCATAATACTGGGGAAAACTTTATCACAGAAAGTGGTGTCTATAAGTTAGTATTCAAGAGTCACAAGCCAAATGCTGAAAAATTTACAGATTGGGTTGCCGATGAAGTACTTCCTGCATTACGTCAGACAGGACATTATGAGATGAAGAAACAGCGAACAACCAAGAACGTGCATACGGAGAGTTTATCAGCAGTAAATAATGCAGTTAAGATACTTACACCTATGCTCGCGGCGGCTGGATGTGATAGTAAAATACAGCTTCTTACAGCGAAATCGCTCTACGAAAAGGCAGATGTGACACTTCCAATTATGATCGAAGCAGATCGGCAATATTTTGACACGGTACATATTGCTCGAAACGTTGGAATTTATTATCAGAGTTCAGGAAAGCCGGCAGACAAAGCGGTAAATGAGATTATTCGTCGATTGGATATTCCTGAGAATATGTATACAGATACATGGGAGAGTAAAGGAAAATGGCAAGGAACAGTCAGAAAGTATGTTCCAGAGGTTATAGATATGGTTCGTTCTTGGTATGTAGAGCATGGGTATCCTAGAGATATCGAGTATATGCAAACTGATGGACAGATGAAATCATATCATGTAATTTGGCGTAAAGGTGGCATGGCTGTATAAAAATAGTTGATAAACATTAGGCAAACCGAAAATTTGGGTTTGCCTAATTGTGTCGGGAAATATGAACATTGACAATTGAATATTGACGATGGGTTTGTTAATATATCTATATTATTAAGAATTTGGAGAAGAAAATATGTTTGCAATGTTTTTAATGTTAGTTGCTATTGCGGTAGTTGTTGCAGTGTTGTTTTATATTTATTTTAAGTGTATAAAATTGAAAGATTCTATGGCAAGAAAAATTGAAATATGTGGATACTGCATATTGTTGATTCTGATCATATGGGAGTTTGGAATCAAGAACATAGAGATGAACGAATTTTATAATTTGGATTTTGGAGTGATTAAGGAAAAAATTGATTATGTTTTTTATGGAATTCAGAGTTTGAGTTCTGGATCTTCAGTAGATAGTTTGTATGCACAATATGGAACAATAGAAGAGGGCAGCGATTACGTTAATATGCAAATGCATTTTGTGGATGTCGCAGAATTGATAATGCAGGTTTTGAGCACATTGTTTATTGCAATAGGGCGATTTCAAGAACTGCGAAAAAAGAAAAAATAGGACAATGCCAATCGTCAAATATGATGGTTGGTATTTTTTTGCCCAAAAATTGAAAGGGGGAATGCATGTGAACGAAAAGGAAGTATTCGAGATCTGCAACCAGATAGACAGCTTCATAGCGGAATATTTGGCAGAGTCCATCGTGATCGGAACAAGCTACGATATGCTGGAAGCACACCACGGCATTCTCCCGATCAGCAGGAATTGCTTTTACAGGAGGCGGAGGATTGTGCAGAGAATCATGAAGCAGAGGATGGGAAGGATTGAGGAGGAGCAGGATGGTCAGTTGAGAATGGTGTGGTAATATTGGTGGAAGGGCTACTTATTCGCCTTTCGATCATCCATATAAAGCGTAGTTGTTCCGTATGGCTCTCTATATAAAGTTTTATCTATGCGACGTACATAATTTTCATGCCCATCATTACGGATTTGAAATTGATAGGAGATAGTTGAATTATTATTGTTAAAGGACAAGTCTCCTTTTTTCCATTCTCCGTTTTGATCAAAGTAAAGTGTGTAAAGAAACATATACCCATGATTGTCAAAATCATGTAACCATAGATAAAATGGATATTTGCATTTACGCATGGTTGAAGTATATGGGGTAAGCCGAAGGTGAGATGTTGGCAGTTTACCTTCATATACGGTGTCTGTTCGGAGTGTGTTGGGTAAAATAGAATCTCTGTAGTATTTCTGAAATGGTTTGATTAGATTATTGGCTGCATGAAGATAGTTATATGCAAGGTCCAGATTGTGATCGGACAGGGCAATACATACAAAATTTCCATCTGAAATAAACGGCGATTTTAAATCAAATGGGTTCATATCATAAATAGCCACGTCTTGATAGGTTATGTTTAAGTTATTTTCTTTTTTATGTGATTCACGTCTATAGTATTGCTCCATTTTAGGGTTTGGAGTATATGTGGATGTGGCAGTTGCGGCAAAATTTGTAATGTCTGGTAGTTTGAATAAATGGAGTATTTTTTGCATTAATGTCATTTACGAAGTTATCCTTTCTGTTGCGTAAAATGATATTTGAATTTTACCATACAGAAAGCAAATATGCATTAATAAAAATTCCCCGCTTACATAATGTAGGCGGGGACTGCGAATAAAGTCTTACCTAGTCAGAAGAGACCTCTTTGTGATTGGAAATGGTAATACCGTTTTGGGTTTTAGCAATAGTATTGTAAGTAGTAATTTCATCTTCCAGGACATGGGATAAAATATTATTAAATTGCTGTATAATATATAACTTGTCTATTTCTTTAACCTGATGTTGAGAGACAGGGGTAGTATTATCTTTATTAAGATAATTTTCCATATTACACCAATCAGCAGGGGTTCTTATTTTATACAAAAGGATACTTTTTAATAGGTGTTCAAATTCGGGTTGTATAATTATGAAATTTAAAATATCGGATAAGGAAATTCCATTGTACTTATCTACTACTAATGGAAGTTGCTTTAATTTTTGAATTGCTTCATCTGAAAGATTTAGTTGGTCGCATATATTTCTGTTTTCTAATGATTTAGAATTAGTAATTCCCATTAGGTAATCTGTTGTTACATTAAAATAATTTGCAATTCGTATTAATGTTTCATAACTTGGCTGTTGATCACCTCGCTCATATTTGCTTAGAGAGGAATAGGATATATTCAAGTCATTAGCAACATCACGTAGTGATTTGTGCATTTCAGTGCGCAATTCTTTTATTCTAATCATATATGTGTACCTCCTAGAAACATAATAACACAAATTGGATAAATTGTAAAAATATATATTGACAAAGTATCAATTGGAAAATATAATAATAAATGTGTTCTAATAGTAAACATGAAAGGAGGTAAGAAAACGTGAAAAGAGTAATCATTGAACTTGACGAAGCGTTTCACAAACAGTTGAAAATCTTTTGTTTTACAAATGGGATTACACTGAAAGATTATATTACTGGTTGTGTAAAAAGAGATTTGGAAACAAAAAAAGAGCAAACACGGTAAGTTTGGCGACTGGCGTGATTGCTCAAAAACAAGAAACTCGTAAACGGAATCTCTATATTCATAATAAGAGATTCTAACCCAAAAATCAAGGAGAATTTAAAATTATGAATCAGATTGAACAGACATTAGACAGCAGAGAAGTGGCAGAAATGGTAGGAAAACGACATGATCATTTAATAAGAGATATCAAAAAGTATATTAGTGAAATGTCCGCCCCCAACTTTGGGGAGGGAAACGAACTCAAAATTGAAGCGGTTGATTTTTTCAGAGAGGCAACGTATAAGGATGCAAAAGGTCAGGAGCGTCCATGTTATGACATTACGAAAAAGGGATGCGAGTTTATTGCACACAAACTGACAGGTATTAAAGGAACAGAATTTACAGCACGCTACATTAACCGTTTTCATGATATGGAAGATATTATCCGTGAGGAAATTCCAAAGAAACAGGATAAGCCGAAAAAAGAGAAACTTCCATCCGTAAATATGATGGTGAAGAACATCAAGGAAGCTCTGCATGATGCCGGAGTAGATTCCAAGTACATAGCTGCAGAAGTGGTAAGAATTTATTCTGATTCCGGTTATCCTGTTAATGCTCCGTTAATCTCTGATACACCGAAGTTGTGGGACTGCTCGACCATTGCAAGAGAGCTTGGCATTTTTTCGGAAACTGGTAGACCGCACGACAAGGCAGTTAGCGCAATTATCCAGAAGTTGGATCTTTTTACAGATGAAATCGTGAGAACGGCATACAGCCGGAATGGGCATGATGGTGTGACAATGCAGTATAAGGAAAGCGTTTTCCAAAAGGTAAAAGAATGGTTGCAGGAGAACGGCTATCCAACAGTCATTGAACTGGAACTTGCAAACGGCAATGTAAATAAATGCCGGGTAGTATACGGGGAGGTGGCTTAGTTATGGATAGAGCGGTATTAGAAAGATACGAGAAGATTCTTGAAATCATGGAGAATGAAAGGGAAAATCAGCCAATGGCAAGCCAACGGACAAAGGATGGTTATTCTGGGTTTCAGGATGCAATTGAGGAATATGTCAATGGTGTGCAGGAAGATGCCTTTTATTGGGGATACATGACGGCTATGAAACAACGAGAAGGAATGACGGTTACAGATCCAGAAGATTCGGAAGAGGTGCATGACAAGGAACCTATGTATTGTGGGGAAGATTTTCGGCGATATGTGGGATATAGGATAGAGGATGTATTATCAGATGAGAATGACTGCAATGTTCAGATCAAACTGAAAAATACTCATACAAATAAAAGTGCGACAATATACGCAGACAAAGCGTTTGATGGCGAGACACTCTATGTTATGGATAAGTAGGTGGGGAGGAAATATTTATGAATGAAAAGATTGACGAAATGACGAGAGAATTATTACTTGCGTTTGATGGCACTGATCCAAAAGAAATTGATCGATTGAGAAATGAATGGCTTGCAGAACTTGAAAGCAGAAAGTCGGAACTTCAGAGACCTGATAGAGCTGTTGATTATGTCAATGCCATATGTGATGTGGCTATTGAGCGGGCAAAAAGAAGAATGAAAGTGGCATAAAATTATTAGAGAGCTTAGAAATAGGCTCTCTTTTTTCTTTGCAAATCATTCTTTTTGAAAGACTGCATTTCTGGCAGTAATATTTGCCAACATGTCACTCAGTACTACTAGATCAGCAGCGAGGATGGCAATTTCATCATCTGACATGCAGTCGGCAAGCTGGCAGGCGAGTGTTGAAAGGAAATAAAGGTTTGAGCAGTTTTGCATAGGATCACCGGAGAGGTTTTATATATTTTATGCGTCTGCGGTGAAACTGTGCGAGGAATCTATAAATTTTAGAATTAAGTAACAAAACCAAGCAATCATATAGCACCTCCTACTATCTAGTATATGTGGATGCGGAGAAAATCATTCTCTTGGAACGGACTTTAATGGTGCGGATAGAAGATTTGTCGAAAAATGTGAACATTGACAATTGAATATTGGCGATTGACATGGTATTTTTAATAAAGAGGTGTAAAAATGAAACTGTTTGTTATATATATTCTTAGATGTTTATTTAAAATGTCATTTTTGATATTGGTAGCGTTGGCGGGCTTATATGTCGGATATAAGATTAATCATGGAAAGGAAATATATTTTAAAAGGCAACGAAAACAAGTCGCAAAATATGGAAAATTGATTGCATATATGAATAGGCATTATAGAGCCACCAAAAAGAAAAGTAAAAGCGTACATAACAAAAGAAATGAAAAATGGTTATATGAAAAATGTTATACCTATGCGAAGAAATGTGACGAATTGGATGTGAAGATGGGGATGGCATATTTGAAGAGTGACATGATAATATTTCAAATTTTTTCTATTTTAATATCTATCTGTATAGGGTTTTCTAGCAAAATAGTTATTCCGTATGCGGAAGTAGTAGCAATGTCAATATTGGAAATTAAAACAACCATTGGGTTATCTGAGAGGGAAATGGAAAGGTTTAATGAACTAAATTCAAATTTACAGATTTTATTTTGCATAGTACTTGCACTTTTTTTGATTCTTGTTTTGTTTGGATTAGGGAAGATATTAAAAAAGCAACAGTATTTATTATGTATTTTGGAAGCAGTTGATAATTGCAAAGAGCGTGAAAAATAGAATAAACAATGAGAAACCAAGTGCCAATCGAAACACTTGGTTTTTTGTTGCACAAAAATTGAAAGGGGGAATGTCTGTGGACGAAAAGGAAGTATTCGAAATCTGCAATCAGGTAGATAGCTTCATTGCTGCGGAATTGACGGAATCCATCGTAAAGGGAACCTCGTATGACATGCTGGAAGCGCACCACGGCATTCTCCCGATCAGTAGAACACATTTTTATCGAAAAAAGAAAATTGCAAAAGAAATGGTAGAACGTAAGGGAAGAATACTGGAAGAAGAACAAGACGGACAAATGAGGATGGTGTGGTAGGAAAGCCTTTGAATACTTTTAATTTATGTGTTATCATTATAAAAAAAGGGGGAAAAACCATGCGGTGGATTATAATAAGTTGTTTTGTTATTATATTGATAATTTTGTGTATAATTAAATTTTTTCTCTATTTTTATAAAAGGCGAAATATAGGAAAGGATTTTTTTAAAGAAAGCGAAAAACCTTTTGGTAAAAAGGCGCCTGAAATGTATTATGACAAGCAAATGATGTTTAGAAAATGTTATGGCTTTTTTATAGGTGTCCATTATTTGCTGGTAGTTATGTCGATTTCATTGACAACTATAACTATATATATGGTTATGGATACGAAGCTGGAATTAATATCTAGGATGGTGGTGAGTGTACTAGCTGCAGTGTCTACTAATTTACAAATAGTTTTGAGGTTTGATAAAGTGGCTGAAGGATATATTTGTGCAATGAGAATTTTGGAACAGGCAATTTTGGAATATGAGGAACAGGAGCCAGCGGAACTAGATATTTTGTTGCAGGCAAATCAAAGATCAGAAGAAATTATACATAATATGTTTCAATAGATAGTATAAAGAAAAATTGGTACAAATCTGCTAAATTCTCTTGTTAAAATTACTATAGAGTAGTAATTGAATAGGGAGGGAGAAGAGTGGATAAAGATAACGAACTGAAAAAGGAGTATCTGCGATCCTATACACCGGCAGTCAGTGCTGCACGACGTTTAGAGGAAGAAATTGAGCAGTTAAGAGAGGATAAGATGGCACCGGCACTTGTCATGGATGATATGCCACACGCCCATGATCAGAAAGATCTTTCTGACTACGCTGCAAAGTTGGACGAGCTGGAGAGGAAACTTATTAAGGCACGGTATGAGCGCATTGATTTGTATGCAGAGATATTTGCAGATATTGAACGTTTAGAGGATGAGACGGAAAAGGCGGTATTGACATACAGATACCTTCGGAGACAAAGTTGGGAAGAAATCTGTGTGAAGATGGGATACCAGTGGGCACAGGTCCATCGGATTCACGCCAGGGCATTGAAACATTTCAATCCGACGGGTGGATATTATGAAATTTTGGTCAAAAAAACGAAAGATGATACACAATGATACACTTATCTGTGGTATGATTGTAGCGTGAAAGAGCGTAAGAGGAAATGATTTCCCTTGCGCTTTTTTCGTCTTTTGACTACTGGGGCATCATGAAACACAGGGGTGTCCCCCTTCTCCCTATAAAAGAAACAGGCAGGTGGTAATATTGGCAAGGAGTCCGAACCAAAAGGCAGAGAAAGCCCGAGAACTGTATAAGGGTGGAATGAAGCTGGTTGAGATTGCAAGTCAACTAGATTGCTCCGCTGCCACGATTAGAACATGGAAGAATCGTTATAAGTGGGATGCCGATGGAAACGAAACGTTTCAAAACAAAAATGAAACGAAACGAAACGTTTCAAACAAGAACGCTCCCCAAAAACAAAGTGAAGAAAAGGCTGTAGCTGATGAAGTCAAGCAGGTAATACAGAACACTGATTTGACCGATAAGCAACAGCTTTTTTGCATATATTACATTCGGTGCTTTAATGCGACCAAGGCCTACCGGAAAGCATATGGTTGCGATTATGCAACGGCTTTGGTGAATGGTTCCCGATTACTCGGAAAAGCTAGGATAAAAGATGAAATTCTCCAATTAAAGCAAGATCGTCTTAACAGAGAGTTCCTGAGTGAATCCGACATCTTCCAGAAGTATATGGACATTGCTTTTGCTGACATAAACGATTTCGTTGATATCAGTGCAGGCTTTGCTACAGCGAAAGATGGGATCGATGGGACTATTGTCAGTGAAGTGAGCAATACGCAGAGCGGCATAAAGATAAAGCTTGCCGACCGGATGAAAGCCTTGCAGTGGCTTACGGATCACATGGATCTTGCCACCGAGAAGCAGAAAGCAGAGATTGCATTACTGAAAGCCAAGGTACAGACAGACGATGGCGAGGAGATTGCAGACGATGGGTTCCTTGATGCTCTGAACGGCACAGCTGCGGAGGACTGGGGCGATGAAGAAAATTAAGAGAATTTTCAAGTTCAAGCCATTTTCCAAGAAACAGCGCAAGGTATTGAACTGGTGGTGTGAAGATTCTCCAGTTAAAGATAAGGATGGTATTATCGCCGATGGTGCTATTCGATCTGGAAAGACAGTGAGTATGTCACTTTCGTTTGTTATGTGGGCGATGAGCTCATTTGACGGCGAAAATTTCGGTATGTGCGGAAAGACAATCGGTTCTTTCCGCAGAAATGTATTATTTTGGCTTAAGCTGATGCTGCGAAGTCGCGGTTATACGGTGGCAGATCACAGGGCTGATAATTTGGTTATCATCACAAAAGGAGATGTGACCAACTATTTCTATATATTTGGTGGCAAAGACGAACGATCACAGGATCTCATTCAGGGTATTACCTTGGCTGGGGTCTTTTTTGATGAAGTTGCGTTGATGCCGGAAAGCTTTGTGAACCAGGCAACCGGACGATGTTCTGTTGATGGTTCTAAGTACTGGTTCAACTGCAATCCGGATGGACCATATCACTGGTTTAAGACAGAATGGATTGATAAAAGAGAAGAAAAGCATCTGTTGTATCTACATTTCACGATGGATGATAACTTGAGTCTGTCGGAGAAAATTAAGGCGCGATACCGCAGCATGTACACAGGCGTGTTCTACCGCCGGTACATCCTTGGACTATGGGCGATGGCAGAGGGCATTATTTACGATATGTTCGACACTGCCAAGCATGTGATTTCCAGTCTGGCTGATCTGACCAATACAAATTATTATGTGTCCTGTGACTATGGTACACAGAATGCAACAGTATTCCTGTTGTGGTGTAAAGAACGTTCCGGGCGGTGGGTATGCTGCCGCGAGTATTATTATTCTGGTCGCGATGAAGAAAGGCAGAAAACAGATACCGAGTATGCGGATGATTTGGAGAGGTGGCTCGATGGAATAAAGCCAGTCAAGATTGTGATTGATCCATCTGCAGCATCGTTCATAGCAGAATTGAAAAAACGAGGTTATGCAATCAAGAAAGCAAAAAATGACGTACTGGATGGCATCCGATTTGTGGCATCCCTGCTGAATCAGGGGAAAATCGCAATCAGTGACCAATGCCCGAACACAATTAAAGAATTTGGATCGTACATATGGGATCAGAAAGCATCTGAGCGTGGAGAGGATAAACCGGTGAAGCAGCACGATCATGCAATGGATGCACTGCGGTACTTCTGCTATACAATTATTCGCAAGCCGGGAAGCATCAGTATTTTGAAGTGAGGTAACAATGGATATTGATACAATGAAACAACTGATAAAAAAATATGAGCCCGGCCATGCGGCATTTGTGACGCGTGCGGATATAGCAGAACGTTATTACCGCAATGAGACGGACATCCTGTTCCGGGACAAACCCAAAGACAAGGAAAAAGAGGAAGCAGACAATCCGCTGCGCAATGCAGACAACCGGATTCCCCGGAACTTCCATGGTCTGATCGTAAACCAGAAAGCATCCTATGCTTTTACTGCACCGCCGCTGTTCGATGTAGGCAGTATGGCGAGCAATAAGCGCATCACGGAAACCTTGGGTGATGAGTATGCCAAAAATTGCATGGAATTGTGTGTGAATGCTGCCAATACTTCCATTGGCTGGGTTCACTACTGGACAAGCGATAACGGTTTTGAGTGGGCGGTGGTTCCAAGCGAACAGATTATCCCGGTGTTTGACCGGAGCCTGAAACGCAGGCTGATCGGAGCCATGCGAGTGTATCCGGATATAGATGATGATACCAGCGATAATTACACTGTGTATGAATACTGGACAGATGCGGAGTGCCAGGCATTCCGGCGAAGAACAGGTGATGAACTGGAACTGCTTACCTACTATGATATGTTCATAGATCCGGAGAGTGGTGATATGATAGCGGATTACCGGCATGACTTCGGAGAAGTGCCGTTTATACCGTTTTACAACAACAATATACATACAGACGATTTGCGAAACATAAAGCCGCTGATAGACGTATATGACAAGGTTTACAGCGGCTTTATCAATGATCTGGATGATATACAGGAGCTGATCTTTGTACTGTCTGGATATGGCGGTGAAGATCTGAATGGATTCCTATCTGATTTAAAAAAGTACAAGACCATTAAGGTAGATGGGGATGAGGGCGGTGCGGTGTCTACGCTGAACATTGAGATTCCGATTGAAGCCCGGAACAGTGTACTGGATGCAACTAGAAAGGCAATCTTCGAGCAGGGGCAAGGCTTCGATCCGCAGCCGGAGAACTTTGGTAATCAGTCTGGTGAAGCTCTGAAATTCATGTATTCGCTCTTGGAAATGAAAACCGGATTGATGGAAACAGAGTTCCGACTTGGCTTTGCTCGGCTGGTGCGTGCGATCTGCAAAGCGCTTGGCATTCAGTGCGGTACGATCATCCAGACATGGACCCGTACCTGTATCAAGAATGATACGGAGCAGGCGCAGATTTGCAAGGATTCCGTAGGAATTGTAAGTAAAAAGACGATTCTGAAAAATCATCCGCTTGTGGAAGATGCAGATGAAGAATTGAAGCAGATCGAAAAAGAAGAAAAAGAAGCGCAGGAAAAAGCTGATCTGTATTCGGGAGCATTTACGAATCAGAATAAAACAGATAACAATCAGGACAACAACGATGGCGATACGGGGCAGGATGAATGAAAAACGGTGCATATTGGAAAAAACGCTTCAAGCAGATAGAGGAATCCCAGCATCAGCAAGGCCTGCGGTGCTACGCGGATATCGAAAAGCAATATCTCGCAGCGCAGCGGCAGATGGAAGCGAAAATCAATGCGTGGTATCAGCGCTTTGCAAAAAATAACGAGATTTCTCTTGTGGAAGCACGCCGGTTATTAAATTCCAGTGAATTGGATGAACTGAAATGGGATGTCGAGCAGTACATACGGTATGGAAAAGAAAATGCTATCAATGGACAGTGGATGAAGGAACTGGAAAATGCTTCCGCAAAAGTACACATCAATCGGCTGGAGGCGTTGAAGCTTCAAATGCAGCAGTCTTTGGAAGTGCTGTTCGGGAATCAGCTTGATAGTGTTGATTCTACAATCCGTGATGCTTATCAATCTGGTTTTCTCCATACTGCCTATGAGATTCAGAAGGGGATTGGAACCGGATGGAGTTTTACATCCCCGAATGATCGGCTGATTGATACAGTGATCCATAAGCCTTGGGCGGCAGACGGACAAACGTTTTCAGACCGGATCTGGACGAACAAACAGAAGCTGGTCAATGAATTGAACACCACCATGGTACAGAATATCATCACCGGTGCTGATTCGCAGAAGACGATTGATGCCTTGGCGCGGAAGATGAATGTATCAAAACAGAATGCGGGCCGCTTGGTAATGACAGAACAGGCGGCCTTTTCCAATGCAGCGCAAAAGGATTGTTTTGCAGAACTTGGGGTGGAGCAGTTTGAGGTGTTAGAGACATTGGATGGTTTCACATGCAGCCTTTGTGGTTCTATGGACGGGCAACATTTTCCAATGAGCCAGTATGAAATTGGTGTGACAGTTCCGCCGTTCCATCCGAACTGCCGTGGGTGTACCTGCCCATACTTCGAAGATGATTTTGGAGTGCCGGGAGAACGTGCAGCGCGTGGTGAAGATGGAAAAACATATTATGTACCGGGCAATATGACATATGAAGAGTGGAAATCCTCTTTTGCAGATGGTAACAATGCGGCGAAAGACCGGTTGGGGATTATGACAAACAATAATAAAAGAAATCCGAACTATTATGATTTCAAGGGTAAAAATGTGGATACGGTTGAGTCGGAAATCTGCAAATTTGATCATGAGGTTGGAGTTATATTTGATAATGGGAAAGCAGTAAATTGTCAGCTTGGAAATGAAGATACTATAGAATTTACAAAATACCAGCTTAAAATGATGAAGGGAAAAGATGTTACCCATAATCATCCAATGAGTACGCCACCATCACCGGAGGATCTGTATCTGTTGGTAAATTATAAAGTCAAAAGTTTCAGAACCTGTGGGGAAAACGGTACATATGTGTTAGAATATAATGAACAGGTAGAAAAACTTCCAGATTTCAAGACATTTAGTGATACATATGACGAAATTATATATGAATTACAAGATAAATATTATGATGAAGTGAAACATGGAATGAAAAAAGAGGATGCGATCATATTACTTGGAGAGGCTGCTTGGGAAAGATTGTATGAAATATATAATGTCAAACCTAGATTTGAAAGGCGGTAATTGTCATGAGCAAATATAAACCATATGAAATAGATAGATATAAGCTGAATCTGTTTTGCGTATGTTTGAACTGCAGTAAATACAGAGGCTCAAGAAACGATTTTTCAAAATATTGTGATGCTTATCCCAAAAATCTTCCATCTGAAATTTGGAATGGAAAAAATGTAAAATGTCCGCATTTTGAAGAAAAGCAGGGGTGATAGTATGGTGAAACTTATAAAAACATTAGATGTTCAAAACGCATCATTGAATGTGATCACAGCTGGCAGACGATTTCCGCTTGCACAATTTGCTGGGAAAATAGAGATCACAGAGCACCAGAGTATGACACTTGTTCTTGGTAGAAGGTGTAAAGGAGAAAAGAAAATCTATGCATCATTCATTTTATGCCAGAATATTGAATATCAGACAGATGATGAGTTTAATGCAGGAAAAGTATATGAAGCAGTTGGAGATGTGCAGGGGGAGCAGTCTTGTGAAAGACTGATTTTCTCAGGACTTCGTTTTGAAGATATAGATCCGTTGAAAGGAACAGTAACACTTGAAGTGACTGATTTGGAACTGATCCGGAAAATGCTTGAGATGTAAAATTTTAGATACCACCAGTCAGAAATGATATGGTGGTATTTTTGTGCTCAAAAATAGGTAATAACAGGACAACTGGAAATTTATGAACAGAACGGCGCAGAGGTGACGCTAAGTAAGTTCCTCTGGTAGTCCTGCTTTTATATGCCTTTTTCTGTAGGCGTTAAAGAACAGTAATACTCATCTGGAGAATAAACAGAGAATCCCAATACCCGGAGAGCGGGAATAAAAATCTATGGAGGATAAGAAAATGGAATGGTTAAAGGCAATTTTGGAAAAAGCAGAAATCAAAGATGGAAAGCTAGATGTAGATGCAGTCATGAATGCGGCACAGAAAGAGTTTCCGAAGTATGCAGTGCAAAAAGACGACTTTAATACAAAAGTCGAGGAATTGAAAACAGCAAATGGAACAATCGAGGAGTTAAAGAAATCCAATGGGGATAATGAGGAGTTACAGAAAAAGATCGGAGATTATGAGATTGAAATCAAAAATCTTAAGAAGACTGCTGAAAACACCTCAAAGACCTATGCTTTGAAGGAATCTCTCGCAAAACAGGGCGTGCTTGATCCGGATTATCTGATCTACAAAGCCGGTGGGCTTGACAAGTTCACATTTGACAAGGAAGGTAAGCCGGTTGGTGTAGAGGATGCTGTAAAACCTTATAAGGAAGACAAGATTATGGCACATCTGTTCAAACAGGAGCAGCAGAAACCGCCATATCATCCGCAGGGTGGTACTGGTGGAGCCGGAGCTACAAATCCATTTGCAAAAGAGACATTCAATCTGACAAAACAGGGTGAACTTTTAAAATCCAACCCAGAGCAGGCGAAAGCAATGGCGGCCGCCGCAGGGGTAATAATCTAATCAATTTAAGGAGGTAACTACTTATGGCAATTACAAAAATTGCAGACGTGATTGTACCGGAATTGTTTAACCGGTATGTAATCAACAGAACTATGGAGCTGTCCGCATTCTTCCAGAGCGGAATTGTAGTAAACAGTCCGGAATTTGATGCACTGGCATCTGAGGCGGCAAGAACACACAACATGCCGTTTTTTGAGGATTTACAGGGAGAATCCGAGCCAACACTTGAGGATGTAGAAATGACACCGGCAAAGATCGGTTCTAACAAAGATGTATCCACCACAATCCTTCGTCAGAAGATGTGGGCAGCAACTAACCTGTCCGCAGCACTTGCCGGAGCGGACCCGATGAAAGCGATCGGTGATCTGGTGGCACAGTACTGGGCGCGCGATATGCAGAAAGAATTGATTGCGATTCTTGCGGGGGTGTTTGGAACCACCACGGCAGATCCAAGCGGAACACCGAAAGCAGAGACCAGAATGGCGGATCATATTCTCGATCTGTCCACAGGAAAGACAGATGCAGCAAAGCAGATCAGCGCATCCGCATTTATTGACGCGTGTCAGATGCTTGGAGATGCACAGGCACAGCTTACTGGTGTGGCGATGCACTCTGCAACAAAGTCTTATCTAAAAAAGTTGAATCTGATCGAGACCGAGCGTGATTCTACCGACGTGGAATTTGATACTTACCAGGGAAGACGTGTGACCGTGGATGATGGCTGCCCGGTTGCAGATGGAGTATACACAACATATCTTTTTGGCAATGGAGCGGTTGCCTATGGTAATGGTTCTCCGGTCGGTCATGTAGCTACTGAGACGGATCGTGACAAGAAGACAGGTGGCGGTGTGGATTATCTGATTAACCGTAAAGCGTTTATCTTGCATCCGAGAGGAATTGCATACACTGGTGCAAAACGTGAGCATGTGGAAACTCCAACTAGGGCAGAACTTGCAATGGCAGAGAACTGGAAGCCGGTATATGAGCCGAAGCAGCTTAGAATCGTGGCTATCAAACACAAGATCGGGTAAGCCTATGGATCTGGCAAAGTTAAAGGCACTTCTTGGATTTGAGGATGATTCCAAGGATGTGATTCTTGAATTTGTCATTGCGGACGTAGAGGAGACCATAAAGAACTATTGTCATGTGGAGGAAATGCCGAAAGGACTGGTGAACACCGGATACCGCATGGCGATGGATCTGTACCGGAATGAGAATATTGGAAGCGAGACGGCAGCAGTTGGAGCGGTTTCTTCCATTTCTGAGGGAGATACCTCTACATCTTTCCAGCAGTATGTAGATGCTAATTTCAAAGACACAGTGCTGAAAAATTATAAGTCCTCACTAAACAGATACAGGAAGGTGGCGTGGAAATGATCGCAGATGCAATCAAGCAGGCACAGGCACTTGCAAGGAAAGTCCAGGAAGCCACATATGATGGCAGATGCACGGTTATGGAGCATCAAAAAGCAAAAGATCCAAAAACGAAGATTACCACGGAAAAAGATGTTGTGGTATTGGAAGATGAACCTTGCCGCCTGTCATATTCCAGTGTCAGTGCTGTGGATCAGACGGAATCAGTGGCAAAGACGGCACAAGTCACAAAGCTGTTTTTATCTCCGAACGTGCAGATCAAGCCGGGAGCCAAGATCATGGTGACACAGGCGGGAAGAACACGGACGTATGAATGCGGCAGTGTGGCAGCAGTATATCCGACACATCAGGAGATTGTGTTGCAATTATCAGAGAGGTATGCATGATGGGAATGGGAAGCGTGGATATGCGAGAGTTGGTAAAGCTTCAGGAGAATCTTAAAAAACTGGAGGATGAAGCAAAACGGCAGCAGTTCTGTGAAGCTTGTGCCAAAGAGCTTGCTGCCAGATTACTCAGATATGTTATTAAGCGAACTCCGGTAGGCAATTATTCAGGTATTTCTTATACTTGTGAAACAGGAATTATCCATAAAGGAAATAAAGTTGCAGGAAAGCAAGGCGGTACATTGCGAAGAGGATGGACTGCTGGAAGTAAGAACGTGAAGCAGGCCATTGATGGTCTTAAAATTACAAAAAGTGGTGATGAATATACAATTGAAATTACGAATCCGGTTGAATATGCTTCTTATGTTGAGTATGGACATGTAACCACAAATCGTAAAGGATGGGTGCGAGGGCATTTTATGATGACAATCTCCGAAAACGAGATTCGTAAAATCGCCCCACAATTGCTTGAAAAGAGGTTTGCAGAGTTCTTTGGAGGTGCATTTAATGCTTAACAACGTGATAGCCGGGATAGCAATTGCCCTAAACGAAGAGTTTGGGGATGATTACGAAATTTATACAGAGGAAATAAAGCAGGACTTGAAAGAGCCTTGCTTTTTTATTACCCTCTTAAATCCATCCAAGACAGATTTCCCATCCAAACGGTATTTGATGGACAATCCATTTTGTATACAATATTTCCCGGAATCTGTGGACAATCCGAATAGTGAATGCCGTGATGTAGCTGATCGTATGTTATGGGCGTTGGAGAATATTACGCCTTTGGATGCAGATAGACCGGTACGAGGGACGGATATGCATCATGAGATTACAGACGGAGTGCTGAATTTCTTTGTAAATTACAATTATTTCGTCCGCAAGGTAGAGACTCCGGCTCCTCTTATGGAAACTATGACAACAGTATTACATTTGAAAGGATAGGTGAACAATATGGGCGATACAAAGCCAGAAGTAAAACCGCAGGCATCTGCGGATGTATTTACAAAGCAGCAGCTGGCAGAATCCAAACGCTATAAGAAACAGCGGGATCTGCTGGAAGCGTTGCTGGAAGATGGAAAAACATATACGATTGCGCAGGTGGATAAGATCACCGGTGATTATCTGAGAAAGGAAGTGAAGTAAATGGCATTTGGCGGAGGAACATGGGTAACCCAGAACAAAGTAATCCCAGGTGCGTATATCAATGTCGTGAGCGCAGGGATTGCATCCGCGGCACTGTCGGATCGTGGTATTGCAACAATGCCGCTGGAACTTGACTGGGGACCAGAAGATAAAATTTTTAAAGTTACCACAGGGGATATGCAGAAGTATTCGAAAAAGATCTTCGGATATGGATATACCGATGAAAAAATGAAAGGTCTGAGGGATCTGTTTGCCGGTGGGACTTTGGTACTGTATGCATATCGGTTAAACGGCGGTGGGGTAAAAGCGGCTAATGACTATGCTACGGCAAAGTACACCGGTATCCGTGGAAATGATATCAAGATCTCCATTGCAAAGGATATAGATGATCCGGATTCATGGAATGTAACAACATATCTTGATACATCCCGTATTGAGGTGCAGAATGTCAAGAAAGCGGCTGATCTGAAAGACAATGATTATGTTTCTTTTAAAACAGAATCCATGGAACTTGCAGCAGTTGCATCCGCGGCACTGACCGGTGGAACTAATGGTACGGTCGATGGTGATGCGCATGCGAAGTATCAGGCAAAGGCAGAAGCATATGGATTCAATACCATGGGCGTTGTGATTACTGACGAGGTAACCAAGAAGCTGTATGTGGCATATGTAAAGCGTATGCGTGATGAAGTTGGTAAGAAGTTTCAGCTTGTGCTTTACAAGTCGGATGCTGACTATATGGGAGTTATTTCCACACCGAATAAAACGACGGACGAGGGCTGGCCGGAAGCATCCGCTGTATATTGGCTTACCGGGGTGGAATGCTCCACTGCGGTGAATAAGTCCTGCGAGGGCAGAGTGTACGATGGTGAATTTTCCATTGAGCCAATTGACAATGATCTGGAAGATTATATCAAAAAGGGACAGCTTGTGTTTGATAGAAATGATGATGAAATTGAAATCCTTAGTGATATCAATACACATGTGACGATTACAGAGGAATGCAATGAGTTCTTCTGCGATAATCAGACGGTTCGTGTTGCAGATCAGCTGGCAAATGATGATGCACTGCTCTTTAAAACAAGATTCCGTGGTAAGTTCCCAAATGATGCCCCGGGGCGGAACAGCCTGAAAAGTGGACTGTGTGAGATTCGGGAAAAATTACAGAATTTACGTGCAATTGAAAATTTCAAGCGTGATTTTGTATCTGTGATGCGGGGCGAAACAAAGAAATCTGTAGTTGTCGAGAATGCTGTTGAGGTGGTAAACACCATGAGTATTATGTACATGACTACAGTGGTGAAATAGGAGGAGGTGAGGTAAATGTCTAATGTAATGTTGGCAAAGGATTCCATTTCTGCAGCTCTTGCCCAGTGTTATGTCACGATTGGAGAGCGGAGATATAACCTTATGACAGCGATTAAGATGGAAGCGAAATTCAAAAAAAATAAGGCGAAAATTCCTTCGCTTGGAAAAACCGGTAAAGGAAATAAATCCGTATCGTGGGAAGGAACTGGTTCTTGCACGATGCATTACAATACCAGTATTTTTCGCGAAATGATGCTTAATTTCAAAGATACCGGAGATGATGTGTATTTTGAAATGGAGATTACAAATGATGATCCATCGAGTGATGCAGGATCGCAGACCATTACCCTGTTGCAGTGTAATATTGATGGAGGCGTTCTTGCAAAGTTTGATGCTTCGTCAGATTCTTATTTGGATGAAGATGTTGATTTCACATTTGATGATTTCGATATGCCAAAGAAATTTGAGGAACTTATTGGATTAGCAGCGTAATATATTCCCCTTGTGCATTGCATGAGGGGATTTTTATATGGAAAGAAAAGGAGATAACATATGTCAAATTTAAGTAGATTTTTAGCAAAAAACAAAATCAAGAGAGAGAACGGGAAGTATGCACCATCGAAAGCTTTTGTGGACGAAAATGGCAATCCTTTGGAGTTTGAGTTCCGCCCGATTACATCAAAACGAAACGAAGCAATTCGTGAGAGCCATACCAAAGAAGTTCCGGTGACCGGTAAACCAAATATGTTCCGTCCAAAACTGGATACGTCAGCATACATCAATAATTTAATTACGGAAAGCATTGTTGATCCAGATCTTTACAATAAGGAACTGCAGGATTCCTATGGAGTAAAAACACCGGGAGAACTTTTGTATGCAATGATTGACAATCCGGGAGAATATCAGGATCTTTCTGCATGGGTTCAGAATTTTCAGGGATTTGACACTTTAGAGGATAAGACTAAACAGGCAAAAAACTAATTAAGGAAGGGGATGCGGAAGCAAACTATGCATATTATGCATTGCACAAGCTCCACATTCTCCCTTCCCAATGGGTTGCTTTAGAAGAGGAGGAGAAGGCTTTTATTATTGCCTGTATAGATATAAGAATTGAAGCGGAAAAGGAAGAGGCAAAGAAAATAGCGAAGGAAGCAGAAGGGCGGTGATGATATGGCTACAATTACAACGGGAATACAGTTGGCAGACAATTTTAGCGCCCCTCTTATGCATATCATCAGTTCTGTGAATATGGCAATTTCTTCGATTTATGATATGGATCAGGCAATGAATGCTGGTGTGAATACGGCATCTTTGGAAGCTGCCCGGAATGAAATTGCACAGGCAACTGTAGCTGCGGAAGAATTCAATCAAACAATGCAACAGGCGAGTAGTCCGATCAATGATAATATTCGAAGGCAGGAACAATTTAATCAGTCATTACAAAACGGTGCAAGTGAATCATCGAATTTAGTTTCGGCAATTAAACGAATGGCAGGGGCGTACCTGAGTATTCAGACGGCTGGAAAAATTTTGGAGATGTCGGATGAGATCACACAGACTACATCCAGATTAAATATGATGAATGACGGATTGCAGAGTACGGCCGATTTGTACAACATGGTTTATGTGGCTGCAAACGATGTCAGAGGATCATTAGGAGATATGGCGAGTGTGGTTGCTCGATTTGGTAATAATGCGAAAGATGCATTTAGTTCCAGTGCAGAAGTTGTCCAGTTCGCAAATTTAGTCCAAAAGCAGATGACAATTGCGGGAGCGTCTACGCAGGAAGCAGCAAATGCAGAATTGCAGTTATCACAGGCGTTAGGATCTGGTGTGCTGCGTGGAGATGAGTTGAACAGTATTTTTGAACAGGCACCGAATCTGATTCAGAATATTGCAGATTATCTTGATGTCCCGATAGGTAAGATTCGAAGTATGGCACAAGATGGGGAACTGTCGGCAGATGTTGTGAAACAAGCAGTATTTGCGGCAACGGATGAGATAAATGCTAATTTTGAATCTATGCCTATGACATGGGGGCAAATGTGGACGGTATTTCAAAATAATGCCACTATGGCATTTCAGCCGGTTCTACAGAGACTTAATGATCTTGCAAATACAGATGGCTTCCAAACGTTTACAACGAATGCAATAAATGACCTTGCAGTGGTAGCCGGTGTGGTTCTTGATATATTTGAAGGAATTGGATCAGTAGGAACTTTTGTATCAGACAACTGGCAAATTATAGGCCCTATTGTTGAAGGCGTGGCAGCGGCGCTTACTGTTTATTATGGATGGCAATTGCTTTCCACAAGTGCAACAAAAGCAGCTGCTGCAGCACAATGGATATATAATGCTGCAATGAATGCAAACCCTGCAGCGATAGTGGCCATATCAATAGGTGCACTTATAGTTCTAATTGGAATACTGGCAAATAAATTTACCGGAACAGGGCATATTGCGCAGTCAGTTTTCGGAATGATAACTGGTGGAATCAATGTTGTTATCCAGTATTTTAAAAATTGGGGATTAACAGTTGCAGATATTTTCATTGGAATATGGAACGCAGGGGGAGCATGTGCAACCAATGTTGAAATTGCTTTTCACAATGCGATCAGTCATGTACAGGCACTCTGGTACAACATGCTGTCTACAGCACTTACGGTAGTATCTGGCATTTGTTCGGCATTGAATAAACTTCCTTTTGTAGACTTTGACTATTCTGGAATTACGGGGGCAGCAGATAATTATGCATCAAAAGCGGCAGCAGCTGCCGGGAATACAAAAGATTATGCCAGCGTGCCGGCTGCATTTAGTAAAGGAGTAAAAACGTATGACACTTACCAGAAAGGATGGGTCAACGATGCATATACTGCAGGGGCGGCATGGGGAGATGGTGTAACCAGTAAAATAAAGAATACCTTATCTTCAAAGGCTACCAATATTCCAAATGCGAATAATTATCCAAATGCGCTTGCGTCCAGTAACGCAGCGACAGCGGCAAATACGGCAGACACTGCAAAGAATACAGCTAAAACAGCCAATACACTATCCGCATCCAGTGAAGATCTGAAGTATTTAAGAGATATCGCTGATCGCGAGTACGTGAATAAATTTACAACAGCACAGATCAAGGTTGAGATGATAAACCACAACAACGTAAATAATGACATGGATTTAGATGGAATGGCAGAGCATTTGCGTAGCAAAATTGAGGAAGAAATGAATGCAGCAGCGGAAGGAGAACACTAAAGATGTATGAATTATATATTGATGGGGTTCTTTTTCCGGTGACCCCAGGATCTCTTAACATCAAGACCAATAACAAAAATAAGACCATAACTCTCATAAATGAGGGAGAGGTTAACTACATTAAGTCTCCGGGATTGTCTGATATTACAATCCCGGAGCTTTTATTGCCAATCCATAAATATCCTTTTTCACAAGAAAAAGCAAAAGTGGGGGCTGCATATTATCTTTCGAAATTGGAGAAATGGAAAAATCAGAAAAACCCAGTCACGCTAAAGTTTAATCGTTACAAAGTATCAGATAAACATCTTATCGAAGATATCATAATGGATGTGACTATTGAAGATTATGAGATCATGGAAGATGCAGATAAATACGGATCAGATGTGTGTGTAAAGCTTAACATGAAAGAATACCGTCACTGGGGAGCAAAGAAACTTGTACCGAAAAACAAAAAGACAAAGTCCGGAAAAAAGAAAACGATTGTTACGGTTAAAAAACAACGGAAGAAAACGAAAGCTATAGCCAAAAGCTACAAGATAAAATCTGGTGACACGCTTATGAAAATTGCGAAGAAACAGATGAACAATGCATCTGCATGGAAGAAACTCTATCAGTTAAACCAGAAAACGATTGAAAATGCAGCTCGTAAGCATGGACGAAAATCATCATCGAATGGTCATTATTTGTATGCAGGAACGATATTGAAACTTCTGGGAGGTGGTAGCTGATGAAAGATATCGTTGATGTAGCGATTGGCGAGATCGGGTACCGGGAGCAGGGAAGCAATAAAACCAAATATGGAGTATATACAGGAACGAATGGTGCTGCATGGTGCCATTCGTTTGTTTCATGGTGTGCGCATGAAGCCGGGGTATCTACTTCCATTGTTCCGAAAACGGCATCCGTAGCTTATGGTATGCAGTGGTATCAAAAGAAAGGACAGTTTAGGTATAAAGGGAAGTACACGCCAAAGAGAGGGGATATTGTTTATTTTAAAACTGGCCGAAGCCATGTGGGTATTGTTGAGAGCGTCAGCGGTGGTCAGTTACATACTATTGAAGGAAATACATCCGATAAGGTAGCGCGGCGGACATATTCTTTGAATAATGCTACAATTACCGGTTATGGCACGCCAAAATATGCAAATACCGGAAATAATTCATCCGGTTTTGGTGAAAAAAAGGATTCCAAGAAAGAATTGCAATATCTGCAGAAAATATTATCGCGTCATGAGGCAAAAGAGGAAACCATAAAAGCCGATGAAGCAGAAACGGGGAAAATACCGGCTGGCAATGTAATGATTACTGTAAATAATGGGAAAAAGAAATTTACAGTACCGGTGGAAGATGGAGCAAAGGTTGTATGGGAAAGAGACAGCACACCTGGCAAATTTACTTTCACAGCAAAAGTTGAAAAAGGATTTTTCATAGGCATGGGAAATGAAGTTCTTGTTACTGTGGACAGCAAGAAGTTTTTCTATGGCTTTGTATTTACAAAAGAAGTCAAGAAGGGCGGGATGGCATCGTATACCGTATATGACCAGCTTAGGTATCTGAAAAACAAAGACACACTTATCTATAGTAAAAAAACAGCAGATGAAGTAATTCGGATTATTGCAAAGCGCTTCCTGTTAAAATGCGGCACACTGGCAAAGACAGGATGGCGCAGATCAGCGGTTGAGGACAATATGGCATTGTTTGATATGATTCAAAACGCGTTGGATGATACTTTAATGGTAAAAGGAAAGACGTATGTTTTTTATGATAATGTTGGAAAATTGTGCTTGACTGATGTGGCAAAGATGAAGGTAAATACCTGTCTGGTAGATGCGGAAACAGGAGAAGATTATTCCTACAAAACAACGATTGATACAGATGTGTATAACCAGATCAAGCTGATTTATAAGAAAAAGAAATCCAGTAAGAAGAAAAAAGGAAGTACAAAGACATCAACAAGTCAAAATACTGGAACCAGTTATGGAATTTATCTGGTACGTGACAATAAGAAAATCGCAAAATGGGGAACGTTGCAGTTTACGGATGAGATCAATAGTCCGGATATTGGGAAGCTGAAAGCACAGGCTTTATTGAAATTGTATAGTCATGAGAAGCGGACACTTACAATATCTGGCGTGATTGGAAATAGTGAAGTGCGTGGAGGATCGCTTGTGCCGGTCATGCTTGATTTGGAAGATATGAAAATTGCGAATTATATGCTGGTAGAGAAAGTGACACACACATTTAAAAATCGTGAATATACGATGGACCTGGTAGTGTCTGGAGGTGATTTTAGTGAGTAGCGGAAATCTGGTGCAGTTAATCAAGAAGATTGCAATGGATGCGGTACGGGCTGCAAAGATGTGTGATTATGTGACCGGTGTGGTTACCAGCGAAGATCCTCTGAAAGTGAAAATTACAAACTCTTTTGAAATTGGGGAAGAATTTTTAATGGTGCCACAAAGTATGACGGATCATGAGGTTGAAGTAACAATCAAAAAAGAGTATGGATGGAAAACGAAGAACCGATCGGGCGGAACTGGTGATGACATTGTGTTGGAAAATGTAAAGATTATGATTCACAATGCCTTAAAAGCCGGAGATGAAGTGTTGATGATGCGCAAAAGCGGTGGTCAGGAGTTTGTGGTAATAGACAAGGTGGTGAAGGAATGATTCCGACAAATTATGATGATGACGATGAAGAGGATGATATGACCGGCTTTGAAGTGGAAAATGATCCGTCTCTTACATATGCAATGCAGATAGGAACCATTGAGAACGATTCAAGCATTTTTCTTGGCAAAGCAGACGGAGAAGAGGCAAACCGGCAGGCAATATTGAAAATCTTGAACACAGAGCGATATGAAAATGTAATTTATTCATGGGATTATGGAGTGGAGCTTCAGGATCTGAGGGGAAAGTCTCTATCTTATGTTATGTCAGAAGTGCCAAATCGGATTACGGATGCAATTACTGCAGATGATCGTTTTGAATCTTGTGAAGATTTTGAGATGGAACCGGTGGGAAAGAAAGCTCTGCACGTTACGTTCTCTGTAATTACGGCAGAAGGTGATAAAGTAAGTGGATTGGAAACGGAGGTGGAATATTAGTGTTTGAAAACAAAGACTTCGACTCTATCATGGAAGAAATGCTTGCATCCGTAAGCGATAAGCTGGACAAGCGCGAGGGATCGATAATTTATGATGCAATAGCACCGATTGCCATGGAATTGGCGCAGACGTATATCGATATGGATATGATTGTGAATGAGGTATATGCAGATACAGCCTCCTACTATTATTTGATCAAGCGTGCAGCTGAAAACGGAGTATATCCCAAAGAAGAGACCAATGCGGTATGCAAGATGGTTGTAAGTCCGTCCGATACAGCCATAGCGATCGGGGACCGGTTTAACCTTGGTGATCTGAACTATGAGGTAACATCTGTAATGGATGCAGCAACCGGAGAGTATCAGGTAACATGTGAGACTGCCGGTATTGTTGGAAATCAGCAGTTGGGATCATTGCTTACGATTGAAACAAAGAATGATCTGAATGATATGGAAACAGCGGAATTGACCGAAGTCTTGATCCCCGGCGAGGATGAGGAAGATGTGGAAGATTTCCGTGAACGTTATTACGAGGGATTTTCCAATATAAGCTTCTGTGGCAATAATCCGGATTATAAGGAGCGTGTATCGGCTATTGATGGAGTTGGCGCATGCAAAGTTATCCGGATGTGGGAAAAAGGATATGATCCGGTAAAGTTTATTCCTGTTGCTGCAGTTACGGAGTGGATTGGAAAGCAGTCTGTGGAAACCGTTGGGGCGGAAGTATTTGCATGGCTGAAAGCGGTACATGATGTAGCAAAGGACAAATTACTGACAGTGGGTGGCACTGTTCGGGTGTATATCATATCATCGGAATACAAAGCACCATCCGCCACGTTGGTACAAAAAGTGCAGAATGATGTTGACCCGGATGATAAGACCGGGGAGGGATATGGACTGGCACCTATCGGACATGTGGTAAAGGTTATGGGAGTGAAAGAAATTCCTGTTTCTGTGACAGTTACTGCGGTTTATAAGAACGGATATACTTTTGAATCCTTGAAATCCGATATGCAGTCGGCAATAGATGGGTATTTTACAGAACTTTCTGGTGATTGGAGTAATGAGGATAACCTGGTGGTGCGTAAGAGCCAGATTGAATCCCGGTTGCTTCTGATTGATGGGATATTGGATATTACAGATGTGAAACTGAATGGTGCATCTGAAAATGTAACATTGGATGAAGATGCAATTCCGGTAAGGGGTGATGTAAGTGGCTAAAAAAATGATTGATTATCTGCCGCCGTTTATGCAGCAGTTTGAAGAAATGAAGCAATTGATGCAGAGCGAGGATAAACAGGTGGCGGCTCTTAACATGGATACTGCTAAAATATTACGAAATGCATTTATAGAAACTTCAGATGTGGAAGGGATTGAGAGGTTCGAAAGAATCTTGCATATCATTCCGGGCGAGGGTGAAAATTTGGAACTCCGCCGGTCGCGTGTGTCGATGAGGTGGAATGAGCGGATACCGTACACGCATCCGACACTTGTAAAATGTTTAAATGCCAGCTTAGGAGAAAACAATTATGATATGTACTCAGATGAGGAGCATTATTACATTCTCGTACATTTGAAATTGAATGTAGCGGACCGTGTTGGAGTTGTCGAAGAACTGATCCGGCGTATGTCACCAGAGGATATATGCTACAAAGTGCTTCTTATTTATAATACACATGCAGTTTTACATAAATTTACGCATGCACAGTTACATAGCTATACGCACAGGCAATTGAAAGAGGAGGTTTTGCCATGACAAAAACAAAATACTATGATCTGCAGATGGATGATCCACAGGATGATTACGATGTGGATGTTGTGAATGCCAATCTGAAAAAGATTGATGAACAGATGAAAACGAGAGAAAATGCGACGGATGCATTGCAGGAACCGGAGTTTACAGTAGCAGCAAAAAGAGAAAACATAGCATCCAAGGAGAAAATGCCGAAGATTCTTGGAAAGATTGCAAAGTTTTTTGCAGATTTAAAGACGGTTGCATTTTCGGGGAAATACAATGACCTGGATGGAAAACCGGCAATAGTGAACAACAATACCACCACAGAACCAGGGAGTGCACTAGACGCGCGGCAGGCGAATCCGAACATAGAGGGGACGATGGCTGCCAGTATTGCACAAATAAACAGCAATTTAAATATAGTGCCTATCAATATAGTAAAAACATCTTCGAAGGTTGCATATATATCTTACGAGTTTTTGCGTGTTGGGCATATCGGATGGTATAATATGTGGCTCACGTATGCTGCCATACAAGGCGCAGATAGATTTGAAGAGGTCGTGTTCAAATTTCCAGATGATATATCTGTTCGGTATATAACAGGAGGTGCATGTTCTGCATACGGTGAAACTACACATGGGGGTATTGATAGCATTATTTACAGTACAGAACATACTCTTTCTGTAAGAGTTGCAGGTGCGATAAATGCACAAACTTTTGGCGTATATGCGACTGGAATGTTTTTGATTAACTAAGAAAGTAAAGCACCCGTAATAACATTCCAGCTAGTCCATGACTTAATTGTTTGAATTTGATATTATCCACCAAAATTATAATTTTAAAGAAGTTTTAAAGCCCAAATTTCATAAGTAATATTTATCGCAGCACTTGCATAACAAAAAAAATGAAGCTCAACAGGATTATTTGCCCATGCTACGAAAGCATTACTTACAGATCTTGTGCATTCTGCATCTGTTATTAAAATAATAGGAACATTGACGTTCTTTTCAAAAAATGGAAATGTATATTCTTTTGTGTCTATAGAAGTGTCAAGATAAACATTATTTTTGCAAACTGTACTAGCCTTAAAACCTAATATATATTTTCCCGGTTGAAGAGTTATAGTTTTGTCACTTGCTACCCAGCTATTTATAGCAGATATAGCTAATGTATTTATACCAGACCATATTATATCGCGGTTATTATTTAAATTGCTGTTTGATTTTAATTGTAACTCGTAAATTTGATTAAGAAAGAAGGAAAAATATGAAATTAAAGACAAAAAAGAGCATTTATAACATAGTAGATGCTAACCACAAAGAAGGAAAACTACATATTGTATTTAATAATGAAGAAACCTGTGAAAAATTGCAGACCATTTTTTCTGACAAGAATAGCCTTTCGAGATTAGAGATCTATTCAGACGAGGATGTATTGACATCTGTGATTCCTGGATATGTTGTCCTTGAAAAAATAGAGCTGCAGGGAGAAGAAAAGACGGTTATCCTTGCAAAAGAAGTAGATGATACAGAGATGCGTATTACGGCAGTATCTGTGGATTTAGAGGAAAATGTGGTAAAAACAGAAGAAAACACAGATAGCATCGAAAAACAGAGAGCAGATATTGATTATATGGCGATGCAGATGGAGGTGAGTCTGGATGAGTAAGTTTGAAAAAGTGAAAGAGTATTACGACCGTGGTCTGTGGAGTAAAAAACGTGTGCATAATGCCGTTGGAAAGTGGATCACAGAAGAAGAATACAAAAAAATTACTGGCGAGGAATATGTTGCCGAAGTATAA